AGACCAAGAACGCATGCAAAATCTAGGCGTAAAACTTTATATTTGGCAAACAGCTAAAGATGAAAGGGTAAGGCACACGCACGCGAATATGCAAGGCGTGCTATGTCGTTTTGATGATGATAGCGTATATAGCAAGGACGGCGGCAAAACGTGGATAAAACGAGAAGCGGACAAGCCGAAATGCAAGCCTGGTGTTGATATACAATGTCGATGTTTTGCAAAAGCTATTCTAGGGGTATAAATGGATTTTAAGATAAATGATGACGGCTACATAATAACAAAAGCCAAAATGGCAAGTATTCAGCCTATGGAATATTTGGGCGAGGAAATAGGACGCACAAGCGGAAAAATTTATAAAGTTTTTAGGGACGAAAAAGAAGTTTTTAGCCCTGAAACAATTAAAAGCTTTGAGGGCAAGCCGCTAACGCTAACTCACCCAGATGACGACGTAACAGCCAAGAATTGGAAAGATACAGCGATAGGACATATCCAAAATGTACGCCGTGAGGGGGATTTTTTGGTGGGCGATGCCTACATCAACGACGAGATAGCGATCAAAATAATAAAAGAACAAGGAATAAAGGAGGTAAGTTGCGGATATGACAGCAAACTAATCGAGCGTGATGGGAAAATTTGGCAAACAAATATAAGGGGCAATCATTTGGCAGTAGTAGCCGAGGGGCGAGCTGGTAAAGATTGTAAATTAGGCGATAGTAAAAGGATAAAAATGAAATTCATAGATAAATTAAAAGGCGCTTTGACAGCAGCCAAAAAGTTTAAAGACAACGACGAAGTTGGCAAAGAGAAAGTAGAGGAAGCCAACGAGGCTAATAATGAGCTAGTTGAGCTTTTGGAGCAAGCATTAAGCGGTGCTGAGGAAGTAAGCACAAAGCTAGACGAAACAACCGCTGAGCTAGAAAAAACAAAGACTGAGCTAGCAGATGTAAAGGCTAAAAACGTAAAAGATAGCGACAGCACAGACGAAAACGCAGAAATCGCAGAGTTAAAAGCTAAAGTTGAAGCGTTAGAAAAAGAAAACGCAGAGCTAAAGGCTGAAATCGAAAAGCTAAAAGGCGAGGCAGAAACAACCGAAGCCGTAACAGACGCTAAAGCAAATTTTAGCCACGTAAAGCTAAGCGATGCTAAGAACGCTAGGGGCGTTTATGAAGCGGTAATCCTTGATAGTAAAGCGTTTGAGGCTAGTGAGCTTAAAAAGCTAAGCGATAGCGAGATTAGGGCTATTTATATGGGAATGCGCGTAAATGCTAAAAATAAAGATAACAGCGGTAGCGTATTGGATAAATTCTACGACGCTAAACCTAAGAAAATAGATTTTAATAAAAAATTTGGAGGTAAATAATGGGCTATTTAGATAAAAGAGCTTTTGCAGGACAAGTGGCTAGAGCGGGCGAGAGCGCAGTCGTAGCACTAGCTTATGTAAATAACGATACCGAGGTTATCCCTTTCGGCGTATTCGTAACTAATAAAGACGGCGGCGTAGCAAAAATAAGCAAAGCAACCGATCAGATTATGGGCGTTAGCCTTAAAACGGGGGCAAAAAGCGAAAATAAACCAAGCGAGGTTATGAGCGTTTTATCTATTTCTTACGGCAGTGAGATTTGGGTACAAGGCAAAGAGGCTCACGGCTTGGCAGTTGGCGACACTATCCAAGTAGAAGCAACAGCAGGCGCAGACGCTGGTAAAGTTGCTAAAGCGGCAACGCTAGCAACAACAGCAGCTAAAGACAAATTTTACGTTACCGAAGTAAGCGGCAATCTTGTAAAACTAATGAGAAAGGAATAATATGAAACTAAGAGACGAGGAAATTTTAAGCCAGCTTGCGTCGGCAGCGGCTAGTTTTAACGAGGGCTTTAAAGAGCGTGAATATCCAGAAGTACAACTAGCTAATTTTGTGCCTATCACACAAAAAGGCGATGAGAGCATAGACGCGCTAGATTATGGCGAGATTGAGGGAACTCAAGATTTAGAAAACGGCTTAATTGACGAGAATACAACATCACTAGAAACTGAGGATTTAAATATCGTAGCCAAAAAAGGGCTATACCTAAGCTGGGCTAAATCAGCGGTCTATACTAGTGAAGCAGTAGCTAGAGCTAAAAGGCTAGATATTGAGCTAGACACAGCAAAGCTTAGCAACCTTGAGCGTGTAGCACTTCTTACAATGCAAAAAACAGCACTTGTCGGTCACACTAAATTGCCAGCGGTGCAAGGCTTGTTAAATAACACTAGCGTAAAAGCAAAAGACTTAACAGCTGGTGCGGCTATTAGTGCAATGACTGGTGCAGAAGCTAGAGCATTTTTCTTGTCGCTAATTGAGTTTGGCTACGAGCAAAATGGCGGTCTATTAATCCCTAATACGATAGCAATCGATAGTAAAGACCTTATGGCACTAGCTAGCAAATATGATAACTCTATTGGTGCGGTAAATGGTGGCATAAATGCTCTAACCGCTATTAAAGAGGCACTATCACAAAGCACAGGTGTCGATGTTAATATCGTTGGCATACCCTTAGGCTTTGCGCAAGGCTTAGGTGGTGGCAAGGGCAAAAACCGCGCCGTTGTATATACAAAGAGCGAGGACGTGCTAAGTACCGATTGGGCTTTATCGCCAACAGCAATGCAACCATTTCAAAGAAGCGTGCTAAGCTGGGAAATCGCCGTTAAAGCTAAATTTACGGGCACATTAATTCGCCAGCTTGACAAAGTGGCTTATGTAAATTACAAGGCTTAACAATGACGGCAGCCGATTTTTTAAATAAATTCCCAGAGTTTAAAGCGGTAGATGAAACACGCATAGAGCTAAGTTTAGACGAGGCAAAGCTACAAGTTACCGAGAAAATATGGGGGCGTTTTTACGAGGTCGGCGTTTTACACTTAGCGGCTCACAGTTTGGCAATGCAGGGGGCATTAAACACGGAAGCTACAACCAGCCCCCAACCTTTGCGAGAAATAGGCAGTAAAGCCGTGGGTAGCCTAAGCGTAAGCTATACAAGCGGAAAGACGGGCTTTGAGAGCGAAAGCGGAAGCTACTATTTAACTAAATATGGGCAACGCTTTTTAGAGCTTAAAAAGCTAGTAACTCCACATTTTGGGCTAGTTAGATGATCGAAAAACTAGAGGGCAAAATAACCGAATTAAAAGGGCTTAGCGTGGTGGTAGGTGTAACCGCTAAAAGCAACGCTAGGAGCGACGAGCTAACTAATGCAGACCTAGCAATGATCCACGAGTTTGGCAGCCCAGCGCACAATATCCCAGAGCGCTCATTTTTGCGTAAGCCTTTGATAAACAATGCTGAAGCAGTAGCCAACTTGGCAAAAAACGCAATAGGAAAATTTATCGCAGGCGAAATATCAGCAGCAGAAGCGCTTGGAGTAATAGGCGAGGAAGCTAAGGGTATAAGCAAAGAGGCAGTAACTAACGGCATAACGCCATCTTTAAAGCCAGCTACAATAAAACGTAAAAAAAGCTCAAAGCCCCTAATTGACACAGGGCAGTTGCTAAATTCTATCACTTACGAGGTGCGAAAATGATAAACGTTAGCGAGCTAATAGAGGATAGCGATTTTTGTCAAGTTATAAAAAGGGGCGATGACGAGTTTAAGGCGGTGGTGCAGTTTTTGAGTAATGACGAAATGCAAAGATTGCCAGAGGGGGAAAGATACAAAGAAGCGGTTAGGATAGATACAAAATTTAACCTAAATTTGCAGGATGTAATCAATTACAATGGCGTAAATTACCGCATTATTAATATGCAAGATTGGAGCGAATATGGATACAAAAACTTTGCAGGCGTTAGATTTGACGGGCTTGAAAGTTTTGATAGCCAAGGCTTTGAACGTAGATGAAAGCTTAGTGCGTGATAGCTACTCCAAAACGCTAAATGATAAGACGGCATATTTAGCGCTTCATTTGCTAACTATCACGCAAAAAGGGCGTGAGTATAAATTTATCGAGGGCGAGAAAGAGGTTATCACTTCAACACGTGAAGCCGTGGTTAGCGTAAATGCTTTTGGCAAAAATGCGAACTTCATCATCGAAAAATTAAACACCCTTTTTTACTCTAGTGAGTGCTTAAAAGAGCTTAAGATTTTAGGATTAGGGCTGGTAACGATTAGTCCTATTAGGAACTTAAGCCAAATAGTAGGCGGTGGCGTAGAGGAGCGAGCTAGTATAGATTTGACGCTAAGCTACATAAATAGAGTGGAAGTTTCTCAAAACGAGATAAAAACAGCCGAGATTAAAACGGCAGATTTTGGCATAAAGGTAAATAGATGAGTTTAACAATAAAAAGGATAGTAAATATCCAGCTAAACGAACAAGGGCAGATCGCAAAAAATAGAGATTTTAGCGTAATAGCTATTTTAAGCGATGATTGGTGCGAGGCTTTTAATGATGTAAATACAAGATTTGTAAGTATCGCTAGTGCAAATGACGCCGCCCTAAATTTTGGCAGTGAAAGCAGAGCAACTAAAGCCGCCAAAGCTATTTTTAGCGTTAGTGGCGTTAAAAAAGCAATCGTTGCTAAGTGGGTAAAAGAGAACAAAACAACACAAGCAACAGCAAACGAATTAAGAGGCTCGGCGCTTAACGTAGGCATTAATAAATTAAAGGCTATCACAAGCGGAAGCTTTAAGCTAAACGTAGGCGGAGCGGATAAAGTTTATACAAATTTGGATTTTAGCTCTTGTGTAGATTTTGAGGCGGTAGCAACAAAACTAACAGCGGCGATTAGCAAAGATGGAATAAAGGCAGTATATGACGCAGAGGGAAACCGCTTTATTATTAGGGCAGCGACGGCTGGGAAAAATGACAATACAAGGCTAGGCTTTTTTGAAAAAGCAGATAATGGCGACTTTGTAGGCGTGCTTTTAAATCTAGTTAGCGGCAAGAGCGATATTTATGTAGGCAAAGACAGCGTAATGCAGAAAAAAGAGAGCCTAAGCGAGGCGCTAGATAAATTATTCAACGCAACACAAGGCTTTTATGGTGTTTATTCGTCAGCTATTTTGGCAGATGAGGAAGTAGCAGAGCTTAACGAGTGGATCACGTCAGCACAAAACCCAAGCGTTGCAGGCTATACGATCACACGCAAAGCACAACTTGAAAGCGAAAAAACAAACGTAATTAAAAAGATAGCCGATAAAGACAGCGGTCGCTTTTTTGCAACATATAACAACACGGGCGACGAACACGCAGGAGCTGAATTATTAGCAAAAGCATTAAGCACAAATTGGGAGGGTAGTAATACAGCTCAAACAATGAAGTTTAAAAACCTAAAAACAGCTGGCACCGATGAAACGATCACGCTAAATTTAGCCGAGAAATGCGACAAACTTGGCATAAATTACTATACCGATTATGACGGCGTAAGCATGATAGCCGAGGGTGTGGCTTTAGGTGGTAAATTTATCGACGAAACCGTAGGGTTAGACGCTTTTAATAACCGCACACAAATAGCCGTATTCAACGTGTTAAAAGGTGCTAAGAAAGTGCCGCAAACCGACAAAGGACAAGTAAGGCTAATAGCAGCAGTTAAGCAAGTTTGCGAGCAATTTGTTAAAAACGGCTTTATTGCAGCGGGGCAATGGCGTGGCGATCCAGTTGGCACACTAGAAAGCGGCGATTATTTGGATTTAGGCTATTACGTTTACAGCCCTAGCTACACCGAGCAATTACAAGCAGATAGGGAAGCTAGAAAATCAGTGCCTATCAACGTGGCGATTAAGCTAGCGGGCGCAATACATAGCGTAGATATTTTGATAAATTATAATAGATAAAAGGGGCTAAAATGGCAAGATACCAACACGATACGATCGTTTTATTACTAAACGGCTATGAGATAACCGCTTATGCAGACGGAAGCGACGTAATAAGCATAGAAAACGCAGCCGACGCTGGAGCTTACACAATAGGCGCTAGTGGTAGAGGTGTATTTACGGGCAGTTGCAACCAAAGTGGCACGCTAACCCTAAAACTTCTACAACATAGCGAGGATTGTAAATTTTTACAAGACCTTTATAATCAGCAAAGAACAGAGTTTAAAAGCTTTAGCCCTATGACAATGGAGTTTAAGGACACGCTAAACGGCGATGAATTAAGCGGACTAAATGGCTTTTTCGTAAATGACGGCGGACTAAAAAGAGGCGACGCTCACAACCCAACCGAGTTTAAAATCGCCTTTGAAAGAATAAGCAAACGCTTAGAAAATGGAGCTGGTAACTAATGCAAACATACGAGCTAATGATAAACGAAAATAAGTACGTTTTAAGAAGTGCTAATTTTTTTGAGACCAAAACGCAGTTGCAAAGCCTTTTAGGATTAGCTAAAGACGCTATCAAAATGCAAGGCGAGGATGTAAATATAGATGTAGGACAAATAATAGCAAATATAGGCAGTGCAGCGTTTAGTGGAGTTGAGAATTTTATTTTAAAATACGCTAGCGTGATAAATGCAGAGGGGGGCGAAATATTATTAAGAAATATGAGCCAAGCCGAAACGCATTTTAACGCCAACAGAGGCGATTACGCACAGCTTATTTTAGAGGGGTTAAAATACCATTTTTTAGACTTCTTACCCGCTGGGGCAAAATCCTTAACGGGTATAACAGCCTACCTAAACAAGGCGTAAAAAGCGAGTTTGATATAGATTATTTGGTGTGGCTACCTATCATAAAAGGTTATGCCACACTAAACGACCTACGCACTATTTATGATCTAGAGGACGCAATAGCAATGCACGAGGTTATTATCGAACTACTAAACGAGGAGCGCCGAGCCTTAGAAAAACAATAAGGCTCACTTCTCTATTTTCTACACACAAGCCGAAAAATCAACGCAAAAATACTCTAATATGCCCCTAAAAGGATATATAGTGCTATTAGATGAATTTCTTTACAAAATCGGATTTGATGTTGATAGTGGCAAGATAAAGCAGATAGAGCAAGGGCTAAAAAATATCTCTAGCTTAGCCAAGCAAACAGCCCAGCCCATAAGCGACGCCGTAAAAGCTGGCATGGAAAGAAATGCCGAGCTAATAGCAAAACTAGAGCAAGCCAAAAATCAAGGCGTAGAGTGGTGCGAGGAAGCTAAAGGGCAAGCCGAGGAACTCACTACTAGTTTTCATGAAGTGGCAGAAGCAGAGGAAAAGGTCGGCGAAAAAGCAAAAGAAGCAGCGAAAGAAACGAAAAAGCTAACCGAGAAAAAGCCAACTATTGGGTTAAAACAAGAGTTTGACGGGTTAAGAAACAAGTTTTTACTAATAGGTGCGGTAGCAACCACAGTAAGTGGGCTAATAGCAAATTATTTGACCGTGCCTTTGCAAAATATCCAAGAGCTAGCAAAGAAAAAAGATAGACTATTTAATATCACACAAGCCGAAATAATTCAAGCAAAAGAGTATCAAGACCGCCTACAAGATACAAAGACAGCGATGCAATCAATCACAACGCAAGTCGCGTTAAAATTACTGCCGACGGTCAATCAGAGCTTGATCGGCTTTAATAATTTTCTAAAAGCAAATAAAGCGTTGGTGGTTGAGGGACTAACTAATGTCTTTAAATGGATTTTAAAACTCGGTCAAGTATTTACAAATACGTTTAGATTTTTAAATAAAGTAACAAGTAGCACGATAGGCTGGAAAGCGGCATTATTAATTCTTGTTGGTGTCTTAGCAGTCGTTAAACGTGCAATGTTAGCGGCGTTTGTAACCAACCCGATAAGCTGGGTAATTGGGCTAATAGGTGCGCTTGTGCTACTAATTGACGACTTGATGACCTATTTAGATGGAGGCGAAGCCCTACTAGGGGGAGTATGGCAAAGTATAATTGATGGTATAAATTGGGTCAAACAAACATGGGCTGATTTGCCTAAGTATTTTGATCAGTTTTTTTCATGGCTAAACGAGAAATTTAAAAATTTATTCTTTGCATTGGATAGTTTTGGCAAAAACGTAAAAGCCTTTTTTGTTGGTATATCAGATAGCGTTAAATATAGCTTTGAAACGATGATTAACTATATAAAATCTCTTTATGATAAATTAATTACCCCGATTGTAGACGGCATAACAAGCCTAAAAAACAACATAATGGACGGGGCTAATGCGGCGGGGAGCTGGCTAAGGGATAAAAGCAACAACATTTTAAATTTTCTAGGCTTTGGCGACGATGCGCCTAAAGCTGCGCTAGCTACACAATATGCAGATAATAATAGATCGGTGCAGTATAACGGCGGAACATCTACAACAACTATTAATATAAACACAAATAATCCACAAATGGCTAACCAAATAATAAACAATAGGCAAAAAAGCGACCTAGCATTTACCCAAGCTAATTTAAGAGGC